AGAGAAGCAGCCGCAAGCATGAAAGCTGCTGCTGCCGATCTTAGAGAAGCAAAGGCAAGCGATGCCGCTGCTAGAGCAGACATGAGAGAATCTATGTCAGGCGGCGGAGGCTTTGGTGGTGGCGGCGGCAAGGGCGGCAAGCTTCTTAGATTTGCTAAAGGTGCTGCTGGAGGGCTAGCCGGCTTATTAGGCGGCATGGCATTAGATTACGGAAGTGAAAAAGCAGAAGAAGCCGGCCATACTAAAACAGCAGGCGCACTTTCAGTAGGTTCTAGTGCGGTAACTGGCGCAGGTACCGGAGCAATGATCGGAAGTGTTATTCCTGGACTCGGTACGGCAGCAGGCGCCGCTATCGGAGGTGTATTAGGAGGACTATACGGACTTTATCAAAATAGTGACAAATTGTTTGGTACTGGAAAACCCAATTCACCTACAACTGAAACTGCGGAAGCAGCAGAAAAACTAACATCCGCAGCAGAAAGCTTGGAAGAATCTAATAAAGAGACTATAGCCAATTCATTAGCTATATTGAATTCTGCTTCTTCCGTTGGCGGTGTTGAGAAGATGACTCCGGAACAATTAGCTGCATATGGAATAACACCTGAGGTTGCACCTGTAGTAGCTCAAGAACCCGGTACCTCTGAGAAGGAAAAAGCTGCACAAGCAGGCTATACAATTCAAAAGGGTGACACCTTATCTAAGCTAGCTGAACAGTACGGTACTACTGTAGAAGCACTGATGGAAGCAAATAAACAAATCACAAATAAAGATTTGATTTACGAAGGCGCTCAATTAAACATTCCAGGACAAGAAAACCTTAATAATGAATATAAAGTCAAGAAGGGCGATACCCTAAGAAAAATAGCCGAACAGTATGGAATGAGTCATGAAGATTTACTAAAGGCAAATCCAAATCTAAAGAATAAAGACTGGAAAGAAGGATACAAACTTAATATTCCTGGAATGGCTGGCATGCCGGGTACAGGATTAACTCCTCAAGAGTTGGCTATGCAACAAAATGAAGATATGATTACTGATCAAATCGACCAAAATAGAAAACTGTTTGGAGAACCATTGCAGCAATCACAAGAAGAACGAGAAAAACAAGCGCAGTCATTTACTGATTTAAACAATTCAATGGGTCTATTTAAGAAAAACATAGACAGTACGAATAAAGCATTTATAGATTTAATGTCTGCATCAGACGAATTATTCAAGGCTTTGACAGGTCGTGATCGTCCTGGTTCAGAGAATGCGCCTGCAGGTCCTGGTGGAACTTCACAATCTTATAATGCTGCTATACCTGAAAATGTGAGAGGAAATTTAGACAAAATCTCACAATCTTTAAAAAATGCAGGGTTCACTGATCAAAATTATATTAACGCTGTACTAGGCAATGTTATGAAAGAATCAGGCGGTAACTTCAATATAGAAGAAGACATTGCAGGTTACGCAAACACTGACAATTCTAGAATTAGAAATATATTTAAGACTAAATCTAAAGGAATGTCGGATGCTGAAATCACAGCACTGAAAGCAGACCCTAAAGCATTTGCAAATAAAATGTACGGGGATAGAGGTGGAAACAACAAACCAGGTGACGGATGGCTGTTTAGAGGAAGAGGCCCAATAGGGTTGACGGGTAGGGCAAACTATTCAAAAGCATCCCGTGATATTTATGGAGATGATAGACTAGTTGAAAATCCTGATTTAGTTATGGATCCTGAAGTAGGTTCTCAGGTTGTAGTTTGGTTTATGAAACAAAATGAAGGTCAAATGAGATCAAAGCTTGGATTTAGCAAAGATCAAGCCTTAAATCAACAGGATGCAGCACTGCTTGCAACAAGTCAAATTGCAGGACAAAAAATCACTCGCGGGAAAGGATTCTTAGGAACAGAAGCTCTTGGTAAAGTAGAATCGTATGCATCAGCAATAAGCTCCAACTCTAACAGTGTAATTGGTGCAGTGAGTGATTTTGGTAGGGCGGTGAAAGATGCTACTGGTGCAATGCCTGGTGGTGCAATGCCTGGATTACCTCCGGCCGCATCCTCAGGTAGTATTGTTCCTCTTGGTAGAGCCCTACAAGGTATGAAGTTGCGTGTTGACGAAAACATACATTTTGATGGTAAACATCCAGCACCCGGCTCACACTCTAAAACTGGCGGCCACTATGACGGTACTGCTATTGACGTTAACGCTCCAGGAGGAATAGTTGAAGCTAATGATCCTAAATGGGGTCCAATGTTTGATCAACTTGCTCGTGCCGGTGCTGCTGCAGGCTATCATACATTGTGGAAATCTCCTGACGGAAAACACCATAATCATATTCACTTCCAATATTCAGGTAGCATGGGAAGAAACAGTAAGATTGGCGCCGAGCGCGGCGGCATTCTAAAAGGTCCAGATAGCGGATATCCAGTAGAGCTACACGGAACCGAGATGGTTGTTCCTCTAGACAATAGATTTACTAGATCAATGAATAAATCGTCTGAACAATATACTGTTAATGGTAAGCCAGTCGATAAAAAAGCTTATGATAGTTTTATGAAATCTAATCCTGAACTACAAAACATCCAGCAAAAAGTTCAATCAATGCTCGGTACTATTAGTAATGATAAACTAGATCCTGCTAAAATGATAAGTTCGATGTCACGATTGATGGATAATAATTTGACTGGTGTTAAGGACGAAATGATTGATAAGAACAAAAAAATTCAAGATTCATTAATTCAATTGGTAAGTAAAGAAACTAATAAGGCTCTACAAGCAATTAATGAAACCAATCAGCCTATGCAAAATGCAGCAACGTCAATAACAAATTCAATGCAAACTGTTATGAAAGCTCACACTAGTACAATGAACGAGCTAAACTATAGATTAGGACAAATGGTAGATGCATTAGAAACAAGCAACGATGTTACTAAGAAGATTTTGAAAAAAGCTAGTGCCTAACACTAAATAGACAGTAACTAAAAGAAGTCTAAACATGTCATATAAAAAGAAGTTCTTAAATAAGAGTGGTGTTTCTAGCCCTATCTCTGGTATTAACAGTAATAGCGGGGCTTGGAATAGTCAAGGCGGTTCATCCGACGGCTACAGTAACACTGAGTTTGGATACAAGAACTACATGTCCAGACTTCCAGAAGTCTATACAGGGCACCCTAATAGAATCGAGCGTTATAATCAATATGAAATGATGGATGTTGATGCTGAAATTAACGCTTGCTTAGACATTATTGCAGAATTCTCCACACAACGAAATGAGCATAACAAAACTCCATTCAGTTTTGAGTTTAAAGAAGAACCTACTCCTCACGAAGTAGAACTATTGGGCAAACAATTGCAACAGTGGTGCAAACTAAACGAATTTGATGTTCGTATGTTTAAGATTTTTCGTAACATTGTAAAATACGGAGATCAAGTATTTGTGCGTGACCCAGAAAACTTCAAGTTGTACTGGGTAGACATGGTTAAGGTTATTAAGGTAATCGTTAATGAAAGTGAAGGCAAGAAGCCTGAACAGTATGTCCTAAAAGATATCAATATTAACTTACAGAATCTTAGTGTTGCACAAAAGACGAATACTGACTTTGCAGCTAATCCAGCAACTGGATTAGGGGGCAGTGGAGGTGGCGGTAGCGCTCCTTACACAACTCCGGCAATGCCTTATAATACCACAGGATCACGCTTCACTTTAGGACAGAGTGAATCTGCGATAGACGCAAAGCATATTGTTCATTTGTCACTAACTGAAGGGCTTGACCGATTCTGGCCTTTCGGACAGTCGATTCTAGAGAACATCTTTAAGGTCTATAAGCAGAAGGAACTATTAGAAGACGCTGTTCTAATTTATCGTGTACAGCGTGCTCCTGAACGCAGAATGTTCAAGATTGATGTCGGTAATATGCCTAGTCATATGGCTATGGCATTTGTTGAAAGAGTCAAGAACGAAATTCACCAGCGCAGAATCCCTTCACTATATGGCGGCGCAAGCGTAGTTGACGCATCATACAATCCACTGTCAATGAACGAAGACTACTTCTTCCCAGTTACCGCAGAAGGCCGTGGTTCAAGTGTTGAAGTT